GGCAAATCCACAACCAAGGAAGGGGATATTGTGATGATGGATCATTAAGGTATGCTGTTCGTGGCCGTAGATTTAGTGGGGATATGAACACTGCTACAGGGAATTGTCTCATTATGACAGCTATGGTTCACAGTTATGTCACCAAGTTGGGTATTAAGGCCCAATTGTTAAATAATGGTGACGACTGTGTGGTTATCCTGGAAAAGGGGAACACACCAATATTCAGCTTACATCTTGAAGCACATTTTCGGGAATTTGGATTTAGGCTCACCGTTGATTCAGTGGTGGACCGAGTCGAGAAGATTAAGTTTTGCCAAATGCAGCCGGTGATATCCGGTAATGAGTATCGATTTGTACGGTCAATAGATGCGTCCCGTGAAAAGGATAGTATAGCACTATTAGACATTCGATCCAAATCAGCTTATGAGAAATGGATATACGCTGTTGGTGAAGGGGGCTTAGCACTTTGTGCCGGAGTACCAGTAATGCAATCCATGTACATGGCGTACATGCGTTTTGGTAGGCCAAGCTCCATTGCAAATGCTTTGCAGATGCAATGTGGTGCTATGTTCTTAAGAGTCCGTTTAATTGGACGTCAAGAAGTGATCACTTGTGCTGCACGGGTGTCCTTCTGGGAAGCTTTTGGGCTGTCGCCAGATGAGCAGATTGCATTGGAGGAATACTACGATCAATTGGATTTATCATGGCGAGGGTTCGAGGAAGTTGATACATTATTAGAAATCAACACTTCGCCTTACTAATGAGATATCACGGAAATTATTGCGGACCAAACTGGAGCGCTGGAAAACACCAACAATCTGTAATCAGTGGTTTGAGAGGGATAGATGAGTTTGATGAAGCCTGTCGAATCCATGACGCTAAGTATGCTAGTGGTCAGGATTTGAAATTGGCTGATCAAGAATTCTATGAAGCAGTTATGAAACTGCCCTCAATAAAAGCCAAGATTGCGGGATTATTAGTTGGACTCCAGGGCAAGTTCAGGACCGCAGGAATGAAAACCATATCTATGCCTGCACAAAAGCCAATTAAGAGCCTTGAGGAGCTGCAACATGAAACTAGAGAGTGGTTGGAAATGGAACTAAATAAAATGGGACAGGCTAAGGGTCGTCGGATGATACCCACTCCCCCCCCCAATCCAGTTCCACTACCTAACACTCCTGTTGTCATGATTAAAGCTCCACCCCCTTCTGATAAAACTTTATCACAGCCTTACATACCAAATTTTACAATGC